CTATTTGCTGGGGAATCGAAGTCGTTCAAGACATTGCTTGGTCTTTATTGTATGAGAGCTTATCTCAACAAATATCCAGAAGCTATTGCTATCGTATATGACTCGGAGTTTGGTATCACTCCTGAGTATCTAATGGCTTACAATATTGATACTTCACGTGTACTGCACATTCCAATCGAACACATTGAACAATTGAAGTTTGATATGGTCCAACGTTTGAATGATATCGAGCGTGGTGACAAAGTATTCATCATGATTGACTCATTGGGCCTTGGTTCCAAGAAGGAAGTGGAAGATGCACTAGACGAAAAGTCTGTTGCTGATATGACTCGCGCAAAAGCTCTTCGTAGCTTCTTGCGTATTATAACTCCACAATTAACCACGAAGAATATTCCGTGTATTGCAATCAACCACATCTACAAGACCATGGAAATGTTCTCTAAGAATGTTGTTGGTGGTGGTAGTGCTCCTGTGTACTTTGCAAACCAGATCTTCATTATCACGAAGGCTCAGGATGCGACTGGACAAGGTGCTACAAAGGTCCTACACGGATTCAACTTCACGATCAACATCGAGAAGTCTCGCTTCGTCCGTGAAAAGGAAAAGTTGTCCTTCAACGTATCGTTCGAGACGGGCGTGAACAAGTGGTCATCAATCTTAGATCTTGCCCTCGAATCAGGAGATGCAACGAATCCAAAGAAGGGTTACTACGATCTAGTAGATCCAGATACCGGTGAGATTCTAATCGATAAGCCAGTGAAGGAATCAGGAACGGAAAACGAAGACTTCTTGGGAGTAATTTTGAAGCGCCCAGGATTCAAAGCATTCGTTGAGAAGAAGTTTAAGTTATCACCCACATCTCTGTCACTTGATACAGAGGTTGAAGACGACGAATAGTAATAGATGTTAGACAATCTAGTATTGAAAAGTATTACGAGCAACGAAGAATACGCTCGTAAAGTAGTACCGTTTCTAAGGAAGGAATATTTTGCAGATAAGGCTCAGCAAGCCATCTATCTGATTGCAGACGAATACTTTAGAAAATACAATAAGTGTGCCACGTTAGATGTTCTGGAGATAGAATCTTCTAAACTCCAGAACATTAATGAGAAACTATACGAATCGATTGTCGAAGAAGTAAAAGGCCTCTCCAACGTAGAAGTTGGAGGGGACCTCCAATGGCTTGTAGATCAAACTGAACAGTTCTGTCAAGAACGTGCATTGCACAACAGTATGATGAAGTCGATCGAGATCATGAAAGGTAATGAAAAACACCTAACCAAGACATCGATTCCTGAAATAATGCGTGAGGCTCTATCAGTTAGTTTTGACACTCGATTGGGTCACGACTACTTCATGGATGCTGAACATCAGTACGACTACTACACAAGTCCTCAAACCAAGATACCATTCGATATTGATGTACTAAATGACATCACAAGTGGTGGTATCACTAGAAAGACTCTAAACCTAATCATCGGAGGTACACACTCCGGTAAGACTTTGGGTATGTGTCACTTAGCTGCTGGCTATATGACAATGGGGTATAACGTACTCTACATCACGATGGAAGAAGCGGAAGAGAAAATCCGCCTCCGTATCGACGGCAACTTGATGGGACAGTCTTTGGATCAAATTCCAAAGATGTCCAAAACTGCTTATCTGAACAAAGTAGAACATATTCGTTCTCGAACAGTTGGTAAACTCCGCATTAAGGAATATCCAACTTCGGGTGCAAGTGTTGCAAACTTTAGGTTCCTTGTCAATGAATTAAAGATCAAGGAGAATTTTGTTCCAGATATAATCTTCGTCGATTACTTGAACATCTGCGCCAGCGATCGATTCAAGAACGCTGACAGCTTATACACATATAACAAAGCGATTGCAGAAGAGCTGCGTGGTTTCGCAAAAGAAACTGACGCAGGTCTATGGACTGCAACACAACTTAACCGTGAAGGTTTCAAAGACTCTGATCCTGATATGGGTGACGTGTCAGACAGTTTTGGTGTTCCCATGACTGCTGACTTGGCCATCATAATCATTGGATCGGATGACTTGGATCGGATGGGTCAACTGAAGGTAAAGCAACAGAAGAATCGCTATAGAGACTTAAACTATAGAAAGAGCTTCTTAATTGGTTGCGATAAACCAAAGATGCGTTGGTATGATCTGGAAGACTCTGCCCAGCCACCGCAACAGTCGAAGGAAGAGGTAACTGTTCCTGGTAAGCGTAATGTGTCTAGTACCTCAGCAAAAGCTGATATGTTTGGAGATTTTAGTTAGTAATGGTCAAGTATAATGTTAAACGCGATTATGACTCTGGCAATAAACTTGTGTATAACATAGTAGAAGAACCCAGCAATACTATAGTTAAGAGCTATAGTGAATTCGTCCGAGCTCAATCAATTGCGCATGGACTTAATAACGGACGAGGCTTCAATACCCTTATGCCGTCCTTCTTTGTTTCTAATCTTGACCACTTTAAGAAACTTGTTGATTTTAGGGACGATATCGAAGATACTATTAAAGTCGGCTGATTTCAGCTGTCTCCATTAAACTTAGGCTATGCCCTCACCCGGATGTCTTAACGGGCATCCGGGTGATTTTTTAAGGTGCTGCTATGAGCGGTAATATGTTTCCTCAAGCGTCTCCCATTAAAATAAGGGACGTTATGGATGTTGAGAAACGACTTGCAGAGATCTTAGCGAGTGAGGGGATACGTCTTATAACAGGAATTGGAAGTTCCCATTATAAAGCTACAGCAAACGATATCGATGTTTTTGTAAACGCTAACCGGTTCGATAACGAACAGTTAGCAAGACAATATATCAGAAAGCTTTTGGAACATCAGCTAATAGAATGCAAACAGAGCGGACGGATAGTCCACGCACTAATGCCTAATGGTTCTGAGTGGGTCCAAGTCGACATCTTTGTATTAGAAGATGCTAACAGGGTGGCGCAGTTTCATCAACATGGGAATGCATACAACGATCCTTCTTTTTCTAGTTCCGATCTCTTTATACTGTACGCATCCATTGCGAAGTATAAGGGGTTGAAGTTTGATCCATTTGCTGGTAAGCTCATCGACAGGGAAGATTTGTCAGTCGTTGCTATTGATACCGCTGGTGTGGCTAAAGCTCTATTAGGTCCTGATGCTCGTCCTATGGACATTAAAACGGTTCCAGCTATTCTGGACTACTTACACAACGATCCACATAAGTCTGAAATGGTAGCGGACGCTAGAGCCAATCCTAGAATGAAGGTGAAAATCTAATGGGCATTGTTCACATAGAAGACCTGTACCACAAACATGGCATTCGACCTATTCAAATTTTGATGGAAGACATTCTGTCAGGGACAGCAAAGATCTCTATCAAATATGATGGATCCCCTGCTGTTGTCTTCGGCCATAACGATAATGGTATCTTTGTTGCTACTAAGGGATACTTCAACAAGACTCCTCAGTTGTTCTACAGCGTTGAAGATATCCAAACAACCTTAGCTGGTCGCAATCAACAATTGATTGACATTATGGTTAAGCTGTTTAATGTCATCTCATATTTCCCACCTGAGCACGGAAACATCTATTTTGCAGATGTTATGTTCGATGGGGTGATGGCAGCAACAAAACCGTTCCAACCAAACATCGTATCTTATATCTTGAAGGACTTCTACAGAAGACACAACACTCCATTCGTAATGGGCTTAGCTGTCCACACGCAACTTCAAGGAACGGCTCCATATACCTGTTCTATGATTTGGCAACCTAACGTGGACATTGAAGAGAAAGTTCTACCCCTTCTTCGAGGTACACACAATGCATCATTGGACGATGTAATGGCGTGGAAAGCTGATATGATCAAAGCTCTTAACGAGATCGCAATGGATCGGGTTTCAGCTTTTATCACTTACGAGGCAACAGAGTTCACTAGCAGAACGGTGGTTCCGGGGCACGAAGGATTTGTAATCCAGAGTGGACCTCTGTTTGTCAAACTAGTAGATAAAGACCACTTCACCAAAGCAAATAAAGATCCAAACGTAAAACGCGGCTGGACAATTCCTAAATAAGTGTAAAAGGGAAACACTCATGCCTGCAGCAAAGTCTATCGTCAACAAAGCGCCTAAGAAAAAGGATCCGCTTAAGCAGCGTACCACAAACGCTGCTCCTAAGAAGCCAGGCACTAAGCCTCCCATTAAACGGAAGTCGAAGGCTCCCGCTAGTACTCTGAATACTCCACCAGAAGCTGTACGCCCAAAGAAGGGCAAGACGCACTCTGGACAGAAGGCAGCTCTTATTGTTGTACGTCCACGCTTGAAGGGCATACACGAAGAGCTTAAGACGGCTGTTGTCGCATGGGGACGTATGAATCCCCCTACAGTTGGACACGAAGCTCTTGTTGATGCAGTAGCATCAATTGCCGAAGAAGTTGGTGGCGTACCTCTACTATGCTTATCAAACACGGTGAACGCAAAGAATCCATTAACTCTTTCTGAACGTATGGTTTTAGTTGAAGAAGCTTTTGGTGATAAGATCTACACGATCGATGAAGCTTCAATCAAAGATCCGATCAGTCTGTTTGCTCACATTGCAGAACACTATGATAACATTGTTGTCGTAACAGGTGAAGAGCACGAAGCTGATTACCTGAGAATGCTTTCAGTGTATAATGGTTCAGAGTTTGTATTTGAAGATGCAGAGGTTGTAGTCTTAGAACGCAACGCTAAATCGGAAGTTCTATCTGAAAACATCTCAGCTACCAAGATGCGTGAGTATGCACAAGACGGTAATTTTGAATCATTCAAAGAAGGCTTACCAGCTAACCTACCAGCACAAGAAGTGTTTGAGCAATTGCGCTACAGCATGACCTTGCAAAATCTTCTTGTATCAGAATCAACTACTATCGAAACCAAAGTATTACAAAGTATTGTAGAGTATCGTAACCGTAATGTCTAATTATAGAGTAGAAAAAACTCAGTTCGATAACTTTCATGTTATTCACAAGCCTACAAAAGTTGTTGTAGCTGTAATTGAACCAATCTCTAAACCAATTCGAAGTTTGCTTGGTGTTAAGTACAGAACCGACTACCATGTGAAAAATCAAGTTGGAGTTAGTCCTGAGCCGTTTAAAACAGTCAAGGCTGCCGCTCATCATTCAATTGAAACTCACGAGCGACATAAGGACACTCCACCCCCTCATCCGATGCATGGAGTTGGCGCGGCACTACAAGCGGTAACTCACGCTATACAGCAAGCAGCTAAAGATCCTCGAATGAACGATCATACCTCTCAACATGGGTTGCTTCAAATCTCTAAAAGACATGCTGACGCTGTTCAAGCATATAAAAATCATACTGAGACGTAATGGCAATCACTTTGACACTAAATAGGATTAGAAAAACAATCCTATCTGGGAGATCAATATATGCCACTTTGGGGTACAACTACTTCAGATGAATCTAAGCCAAAGTATCTAAGCGGGCCTGAAAAGACCAATACGTTTGCTACATCTTTAGGTTGGGTTCAAAAGAGAGACGATGGTACAGAAGAATTGCTTGTATCAATTGGTGGTTTAGCTGCTGCTCTTGCAAACTCAAATATTACAGCTGTCTTCTTTGCTAACACAGCTGCATCTTATGTGCAAGCAAATGCGAACGCTTTCGTTACAGTAGCATTTAACGAAAAGGTTACCGTAACAGGAAGTCCTACTCTTGCTGTAACAGGTAACGGTGCTAGCGGTAACGCTGTTGCAACGTACAACTCTGGTTCAGGTACCAACAAGTTGAACTTCAAGTTCACTGTTCCTTCCGTAACACAAACGCTTTCAATTGGTAACCAATCAGTTGCATTAGCTGGTGGTAGTATCGTTGATGCTGAAACCGTTGCAGCAACTCTAAGCTTTACGACAGCTGTGGTGACGGGCGTACGAGATGCACCAGGTGCATCAGCTAACGTTGCTGTAGCCTAAGCGATAGTTTCATAATGTCAAACACAGTCTCATCTTTTAAAGATATCTTAGCGAAGGTGCAGCCAACACAAGCTGCAC